CGGCCCGGCGACGGGTGAGCCGCGTTCCGGTAAGGGCAGGGCCGGGGCCAGCCGCGCATCCGCACCAGGCGAAGCGCCGATGACGGATAGCGGCGACCTTGTGCGCGGCACGGTTTACAACCGCGTACCGGGGGAACTGGCCGTCGAGGTCGAGAACACTACGAAGACCAAGAACGGGCGACACTTCTACGGCTTCATCCTGGAGTTCGGTTCGCGGGATGGCCGGATAAAGGAGCGCCCGGCATGGCGCCCGGCCATCGAGAAGATCCGCCCGCGTTTCGTCGGGTGGATTGAGGACGCGATAAAGAAGGCGATCCGATGAGACAGCACAACATTCATCAGGCGGTTTACACCAAGTTGAGCGGCGATGCCGCGCTGGCCGCGCTGGCGACCGGCGGCATTCACGCGGACAAGGCGCAGCCGACGGATGCAGGCGACGCCACGGCGTTTCCCTATGTCACATTCGGGCGCAACGTCACCTCGCCTTGGGACAGCAAGACGAACTTCGGCGGGCAGCTTTCCATGCAGATTGACGCATGGTCTCGGTCGAACAACTATCTTGAAGTGGAGCAGATCGCGGATCGCATCCACGCGCTGTTGCACCATACCAAGCTGGACATTGACGACTGCGAACACGTCATGACGACGTGCGAGAGCGTGACCGTGACGCCCGATGTGGACGGCCACACCAAGCGCGCGCTGATGCTGTACCGCGTGGTGGTTTACGGCCTGCGGTAGCGTCTCAAGTTGCCTGACATGAAAATTCTTTTCCTCGGGTGCAAAACCCGCTAGGATGCACGTGCATGTGGCGCACTCAGGAAAGGGCCTCGAACCATGGCAGATACAGGACGCTCGCTGCTGATCAAGAAGGGCGGAACGGCCATCGCCGGCGCCCAGGAAAACGGCATCAGCATCGACAATTCCCCCGTCGACATCTCCGACATCGCGTCGGGCGGCTATCGCGAACTGGCGGACTTCGCCGGCAACCGTAAGCTGGATATGAACGTCAGCGGCATCTGGGACGACAAGGTCATGCGCGACGCCGCGCTGACCAGCACCCAGTCGGCGCTTCTGCTGACCGACATCACGCTGGACTTCGCGGACGGCGGCGACATCTCGGGCAACTTCTTCCTCGCCAGCTATGATGAGACCGGCGCCCATGACGGCGCTGTGACCTTCACCGCCACGCTCCAGTCGTCCGGTGCGTGGACCTACAACACGGCTGTGTAATGGCCCAGCGCATCGAACTTGAGTGGAAGGGCAAAAGCTACGTAATCCGCGAGGAACAGGCTTTCGCTCTGGGGGAGGAACTTGAGGACATCGTGACCATCACCGAACTGGCGGCGATGGGCGACAAGCCGAAGTTTTACAAGCTGTCTCGCGCCTATGCGGCAATCATCACCTTCGCCGGGGGTCACGCGACGCCTGCCGAGGTTCATGGCGCCATCATGGACGGGGTGAAGGCTGGCGAAAGCGCGGGGGCCGATGTCGTCATGACGGTGGTCAATACGCTGATATCCATCCTGATGGACGGTGCGCCGGATGGGGACGATGCGGAAGCCGGGGGGACTGACCCAAACCGGGACGCCCCTTCGTCCGTGACTGCTATGTCCGGGCAGTCGGCAGCTTAGGCGTTGCGCCATCGGAGTTCTGGCGGATGAGACCCCGCCATTTCTGGTGGCTGCACCTGGCGGCGGAGGGGCGACAGAGGCGGGCGGGACGTTCCAAAGCCCCGCTGACGAAGAGGCAGGCCACGGCGCTTAAAAACTGGATGGATCGGGCGAATGCTTCCACAGCTAAAGCTTAAAATCGGCGCCGACACCAAGGACGCTGAAAAGGGTCTTGAGCGCACCAGTGACAAGTTGAGCCGCACCGCCCGCGCCGCGGATAAATCACGAAGGGCAATGAGGCGTCTTGGCCCTGCCCTTAAAAGGGTTGGGCAGATTGCAGCGGCGGCGGCAGCGGCTGCGGCGGCTGCGTCCGGGCTGCTGTTGAAGTCCAGCCTTGCAAACATCGACGCACAGGCCAAGCTGGCGCGAACGCTCAACACCACGGTCGCGTCCATGCAGACGCTTGAGCGGGCGGCTGAACTTCAGGGCGTCAGCTTTGAGCAGCTTTCGGTCGGCCTCCGCGACTTCTTCCGCCGCACGTCGCAGGCGGCGGCTGCGGGCAAGGGGCCGGTGGTCGATGCGTTCAAGGCGATCAAGACAAACATCAGCGAGCTGAACGCGCTGCCGCTGGACGAGCGGGTGGCGCTGGTCAACGAGCGGCTGCGGGAGTTCGTGCCGGCGGCGCAGCGCGCGGCTGTCGCGGGGCAGCTATTCGGCGAAAAGGCGTCGCTGCTGCTGACCCGCCTTGATGCGGATACGATCAGTCAGGCGAATGACGAACTGCGCGAGTTGGGCGTGTTGCTGTCCGACGTGGACGCGGCCAAGGTCGAGGCGGCCAACGACGCCATGACCAAGCTATCCACGGTCATCACCGGCATCGGCAACCGGCTGGCGATACAGCTTGCGCCGACGCTGCAGAGGGTTTCCGATTTGCTGGCTGAAAGCGCGAAGGAGGGCGGGGCGCTCAACAAGGTGATGGCGTTCATGGGGAGCGTCATCAGGGACGTTATCCAGACCGCGTCTGCGTTCATCGCCATTATTGCCGCGATCCCCGGCATCGCAGCGGAGGCATGGGACCGCGTGATTGCCGGGCTTGGCGGAATTGAATACGCGTTCAAGGCGCTGGCGGTCCAGATGAAAATAGCCTGGACCGAGGCGATGGATTGGATCTTGGCCAAGACGGAAGGCTTTCTTCTTGAGTTGAGCGGTGCAATCGCTGGGGTCTCCCCGGAATGGGCTGCTGACCTGGTTGAGAGCGCCGCCGCGATGAATGCGTCCATGCTCGCGTCGCAGCGCGCAATAGGTGGCATGAGGTCAGAGGCGGAGGAATTCGCCAATGTTTCAGCCGATGCGTTCCGGGGCGCGTTGATGCCGATGGAGAGCCTGAACGAGTTGGGCGACGATCTTGTTTTGATCTTCGGCGACATCGCTAGAGCGACGAGGATTGGCGGCAAGGTTATCGAAGACAGCATGACCGGGGCCAAGGACGCGCTCGGGGGGGCAAAGGATGCGGTCAGCGACCTTGCTGTTACGATGAAAGACAAGTGGGAGGGCCTGGCGTCCACTATTGAAGACGGGATGACAAATGCGTTCATGTCAACGCTTGACGGGGTCAGTTCCACCAAGGACGCATTCAGGACGATGGCCAAGGACATCATCCGCGAACTCTATCGCGTCCTCGTTGTTCAGCAGTTGGTCGGCTCCTATGGCGTCGGGGGGCGGGGCGGCTCTGGTATCTTGGGCGCGATCGGCGGCTTGTTCGGCATTGGCGACGGCGTCGGCTTTGGTTCTGGACTTGGAGGGACATCGGGCTTCTTGCCGACGTGGCCGGCAGGCGGGCCTATGTTCACACCCCTGTCTTTCGCTGGCGGTGGATCAACTGGCATGGGCGCCCGCTCCGGCGGCGTTGATGGCCGAGGCGGCTTCCCTGCGATCCTGCACCCCAAGGAGACCGTCGTGGACCACACGCAGGCCGGAGGCGGCGGCGGTGGTGGCGTGACGGTCAATCAGACGATCCAGATCAGCACCGGCGTCCAAGCGACTGTCCGCTCCGAGATCATGTCGCTCATGCCGCAGATCGCGGAGAGTTCCAAGCTTGCCGTGCTTGAGGCGAGGCAGCGCGGCGGCGCATTCGCGGGGGCGTTCAGGTAATGGCTATCACCTACCCTTTGACGTTCCCGACACACACCGGCATCGCGTCCGTCCGTATGCGGATGATCCGCGCCTCGGTCCTGTCCATGTCGCCGTTCACCTTTGCCCAGCAGACGCTCCAGCACTCCGGGCAGCGGTGGGAGGCTGACATCAGTTTGCCGCCGATGGACAAGGCGCGGGCTAAGGCGTGGATTGGTTGGCTCGCGTCACTGAATGGGTACCAGGGGACGTTCCTGATGGGAGACCCTGACGGCGCGTTGCCGATGGGTACGGCGGGCGGTACGCCGCTGGTGAATGGCGCGGGCCAGACCGGATCGACGTTGACCGTTGACGGCGCGTCGGCAGGGTCAACGGGCTGGCTGCTGGCGGGGGATTACTTCCAGCTTGGCAGCGGGTCCACGTCCACGCTGCATATGGTGACGCAGGACGCGGATGCGGACGGCTCCGGCAACGTGACGCTGGAGATATTCCCCGAGATCCGCACCGCCCAGGACGACGACGCGGCGCTGACGATCATCAATCCCAAGGGCCTGTTCCGGCTCAATGGACCGAATACGGACTGGGACGTGAGATCGGCGGCGATCTATGGTCTCAGCTTCTCGGCGGTGGAGGCGATCTAATGGCGCGCGGGCTTCCTTCTGACGTGATCGACGTGATCGGCAATGACCACGTGCGCGTCTTCCTGGCCGTTGACGTGCTGCTGGATAGCCCGAACGACCTGCATTTCTGGACCGGCTCCTATCCGCTGGAGTACGACGGGTACACCTACACCGGCGCGTCATGGATGCTCCAAATAAGCGACATCCAGGAAGGCTCCGACATCAGCGCCAAGGGCGCGACGATGAGCCTGACCGGCCTGCCATCCAGTCTTGTGGACCTGGCGCTTGACGAGCCGTACCAAGGGCGGCTTGCGCGCATCCATATCGGCTTTCTGAATGATCCGGTCGAAGCCGGCTCAACGCTGAAGATCAACGCGACTGATTACCTGCTGATCGATGCGACCAGCAAGCTTGGCATCGCGTCCAACTTCCCCACGACCATGTACACGCTCTTCTCCGGCTACATTGACCAGATGACCATCGACCAGGGGCCGGAGTCCTGCACCATCTCGCTGGCGGTCGAGAACAAGCTGATCGATCTGGAGCGCCCGCGGATCCGGCGATACACGGACGAGAACCACCAGTTGAGATACCCCGGCGACTTGGCATTCGAGTTCGTGACCCGGTTGCAGAATGAAACATTGCCATGGAATGTGGACGTATGACCGGCGCGCTCAGTCAATACATCGCCTCGTTTGAGGGCGTCCCGTTCGACTGGGGCGCCCATGACTGCCTGACGTTCAGCAACGGGGCTGTCGCGGCGGTGCGCGGCGAGGGCTGGTGCGACGACTGGCTCGGCAGCTACAGCGATCCACAGACGGCGCTGGTGGCCTATGCGCGCCACCTGCGGGCCGAGGGGAAGGCGGACTTCATCGACGGGGTGGACAGCCGGCTGGAGCGGGTAGACACGCTCTGGCCGCGCGACGGCATGGTCTGCGCGGTTCCCGAGGATGGGGTGCTGCGCTGGTCATTCGGCATCGTCTGTGGCGGGCTGGAATGGTACATGAGCGAGGACGGTATTGTCTCGCGTGAGCCTGACGGCGCGGCGCTGTACTGGAGGACCGAATGAGATTGCGCCGTCCCCTCGCCGCGTTCCTGCTCGGCACGACGATGTTTACCCACTTCCCGGAGAAGGCGCAGGCGGACCCGATCACGCTGTCCGTTGCCGCGGTGGCGACGGCATCCTCGGTGGGGTCGATTGCTGGCATCGCGACCTATTCCATAAGCGCGTTCGGGTTCACGCTGCTCGGCGCACCTGCCGTCTTCGCATCCTTCGCCGTGCGCGCCGCGCTGGGCTTCGCGATGAATGCCCTCATGTCCAAGGGGCGCGGCGTTGCTGGCGGCTATACGATCAACGAACTGGGGCCGGCCCTGCCCCACACCGTCGTCTATGGCGAGACCCGCGTGGGTGGCGTGATCTTCTATCAGACGCTGACCGACAAGGGCGGGGAGGTGAACGAGTATTATCACATGGTCATCGCGGTCGCGGGCCATGAGATCGACAGCTTCCAAGCGATCTATTTTGACGACGACGAATTGACGATTGATGCAAGCGGTAACGTGACTGCTCCGTCTCGATGGAATGGGGTGGCGCGGATCAAGTTGCACACTGGCGGGGACGGGCAGGGCGCTGACGCGGATCTTGTGAGCGAGGTCAGCGAATGGACTGCCGCTCACCGCGCGCGTGGCGTGGCGTATATCTACATCCGATTTGACTACGACGCGACGGCCTTTGCAAACGGCGTTCCGAATGTAACAGCCAAGATCCGCGGCAAGAAGATCTATGATCCGCGCGACGGGACAACATCGTGGAGCAGCAATTCGGCGCTGGTCCTTCGCGACTATCTTACGGCAGGTTATGGCCTGGCGCAGACCGCCGACGAAATAGATGACGATCTGGTTATAGCGGCTGCAAATGTCTGCGATGAAACGACAGACGGCGGGAGTCGGTTTACATGCAACGGAGCGATCTTGCTGGACAGTCGCCCGGAGGATATCTTGCGGAACCTGCTGTCCTCGATGGGCGGCACGTTCTGGTACGCTAATGGCAAGTGGGGGATGCAAGCGGCGGAGTACATCACGCCGGTTTACACATTCACCGAGGATGACCTGCGCGGGAATCTCAAGATCAGCACGAGGCAATCCCGCCGTGACAACTTCAACGGCGTGACCGGCGTCTATCGCGGGGCCGATACAGACTATGCCGAGGCCGACTATGAGCCGATTGTGGGGGCGACCTATGTCACCGAGGACAACGGGGCGGAGGCGTTCACCGACCTGCCGCTGATCTTCACTGATACCGAGGTGATGGCCCGGCGCATCGCGACCATCTTCCTTGAGCGGAACCGCCGGCAGATCACGGTCAGCGGGCAATTCGGCCTGCGCGCCCTGCTGGTCAGGGTGGGCGACACGATCAAGCTGACGAACGCCTACGCCGGGTGGACGGAAAAGGTGTTCGAGGTGGTGGACTGGAAGATGATCTTCACCAACGAAATGGATATCAACATCGCCATGATCTTGAGAGAGATCGATAGCTTTGTATTTGCCCCAAGCGCCTTGGCCGCCTACGCCATTGGTGAATCATTGCCTAAGTTGGTCGCCGACTTCGATGCGGCGACGGAGTATTATAGCGCATCCGAAATCACATCGACATTCGATGACCTGTTCACCCACACGGGGGAATCCCTCAGGACTATGGTGGACAGCGATGGAAGCTTGAAATGGGCCGCCCATAACCTGCTCTTGCAGAGTGAAGATCTCTCGTCCGGGTCATGGACCGGAACCAACGTCACGGTCACATCTAACGCAACGACAAGCCCGGACGGCGACACCAGTGCCGATCTGGTTGTCCCCTCGGTGGTGGATGTGAGTCACAAAGTAGCCCCTAGCATTTCCGGCAGCTTTTTGCCCAAGGCGACGCTGGCCTTCTGGGTCAAGGAGAACGCGGCAGCCGGCTATTATGTTTTCGTCAGGCTCTACGTTGGAAGCAATAACTGGGAAGATGTCTTCGTCCAATTGTCCGATGGCGCTGTCAGTTATGAATCAGGGTCGAGCAGCACGGCGACAAGCGTCACAGGGACCAGCACAGAGGCTTCGGACGGCTGGTATATTGTCAGGGTCGAATATGATTATGACTCTCTGACCGAGATCGACATTAACTTCTCGAACAACGGCAGCAGGTCAGAAACCACGACTGGTCATGACACATTCGCGGGCGACGGGACATCCGGGGCTTATTTCTGGGGCGTTCACTATTTCCAATCAAGCCTCGGTGGCATGGCCGACAATCCCAGTCGCCCCGGTACATACGTCGAAACAACATCCACCGCCGCTTACAAGCCTCGTCGTCAGGCGTACACATACGACGGCAGCAACTACGTCAAGAGCGGCCTGCTGTTGGAGAGCGAGGCGCGGACGAACCTGTTGACATATTCGGAAGACTTCACCGACGCGACATGGTCGAAGCAAAACGCCGGGACGCTGGCAGTCGATGCGACCGGCCCGGATGGGCAGACTTCAGCGGTAACGCTTGTCGATAGCGGGGCAACGGGGACGGGGTTCGCGGGGGTGTCCAATAATACATTCACCGTTTCGACTACGACTGCTTACACTTTCTCTGCATTTCTCAAGGCCGACCAGCTTTCATGGGCTGCTCTCCGGGCGATAAACTTTACCACGCCAGCGACCGGCAGCGTCTACTTCGACTTGTCCACGGGGTCTGTCGGCACAGAAGATGCAGGGCTGACTGGTAGGGTCGAGGACTTTGGCGGCGGCTGGTATCGCTGCTCGATCACGTTCACCACGGACGCCGCGGACACTTCGGGGGCGGTGGGGATCTACCTGGCTGATGCTGACGGGGACATCACCGTGGATCTTGACGGCACGTCTTCAATTCTCATCTTCGGTGCTCAGTTCGAAGATGGCTCCACCCCCTCCAGCTACATCCCCACATCTGGCGCGACTGTGGCGAGAGCAGCCGAGTCGCGGACAACCGACGCTGTCGATGCGCCGTACAGCGCCTCCGGCATGTCGGGGTCGCATAAGGCGGTGATCACCTACGCCGACGAAGGGGCCGCATCTCAGGAAACCATCTTCGACTGGCGCTCCGACGCCAACAATCGGATTACCATCACGCTCGACACCGATGGCGCGAAGACCGGGACCGTCACGCTCACCGTGGTCAATGCCGCGTCCTCTGTCAGCGTCTCCGCCACCGCTGAGTTGACCCCCGGCATAAACAAGAGCCTCAATGTGGCGTGGCGGCTCAGCGCATCGGAGATGAACATCGCGCTGAGCGGCACCGCAGAGACCGCCGTGGCCTCGCCCGGCGTTCCTGATCTTAGCGCAGCCGATGTTGATTGGTCCAGCACGATGAGCACGTCCGAAGAGGACATTCTCTGGGACGCCGACCTGGGCGACACTGGAATAGTGACGGCCTCAACATGATAGGAGACAGCGATGGCTGACACCGAATTCAAAGACCTGACCGCGTTGGCCGGGACTGACCTTGCAAGCGGCGACAGCCTGCTGGTCCTCGACGCGACCGGCAATGTCACGAAACGCATCCTGATCTCGGAGATCATCGCCACGCAGGCGGAGGCGGAAGCCGGGACCGAGGCGCAGCGGTTCATGAACCCGCTGCGTACGCAGCAGTTCTATGATGCGCAGGTCCAGACCGCGACTGTTCTGGCATCGGTGACGGCGAGCGGCGCGTCCACGCTGGACGTGACCGACACCCACCTGAACACGACGGATTATGACTTCTACGGGCTGCACCTTGAGCGGATCATTCCGGGGACGGATGGGACGAACCTTTACGCCCGCGTATCGACCAGCGGCACGTTCAAGGACGGCGCGTCGGACTACTCCTACCTGGTGTGGGGGGATGGCGTCGGCGTCAATTCGAATGAAACGGGGAGCGCGGCGGCGGCGCAGGTTGTGCTGAACCCTGAGAGCATCGGCAATGCAGCAGGCGAAGAAGGCTGGAGCGGCACGATATTTTTGCACAACATGGCCGAGGGATCTTATCGCACTCGCATGACCATCGACGGCGGATACCGGCGCGCCGCGTCCGGCGTGTGGATGCGGTGCAACGGCTCTGCGGAGTACACCACGGCTGAGGCGAATGACGGTTTCCAGCTCCGCATGTCGTCTGGTACAATCTCCGGGCGCGTCACTGTGGTGGGGTATGCCTACGTTTGAGGCCTCTGGTAGAGTGTAGCTAGCTGACGCAACGGCAAGGGCAGCACAATGACGGACCACGACAAGAAAGTAGCGGCGGCCATCGAGCGTCTGATCCGCCACAAGATGCGAGGGCGGGTCGGGACGGACCGGCGCGATATCGCCCTGCTCGCCTATTTTCAGGAGTACACCGGCCACCCAGACGCCGCGAAGACCGCGCGCAAGCGTGACAAACTGGCGAAGAAAGACGCCGCTTTCCACGCCGTATATCCGATGGCGGGCGCCAATGGCTGAACCCACCAGCGGTCTCTCGGTGGCTTGGCTGCTGGATCACGCATGGACTGGCCTTGTCGCCGTCCTTGCCCTGATGTGGCGCCAACAGCGGAAGGACCGTGAGGACGCCGATGCAAAGTCCGACACGCATGGCAAGATGATTACCGACGTTCACGCCCGCATCTCCGTCGTGGAAAGCCGCGTCGGGAGCATCAGCAAGCGGCAGGAGGAAGACCGCAGAGATATCAGCAAGCGTCAGGATGAAGCCCGTGAAGATCACCGCATCGCGCTCGGCGAGTTCGGCAAGCAGTTGACCGAGGTGCGGAATGAAGTGAGAGATGAACTGCACCTTATTCGTACGGACTTGGGGCTGGCGCTTACCGACTTCCGCAAGGAGAATGCAAAGTTCATGGCCGCCGCGCTTAGACACCCGAAGGACTAGGAGGCAGACATGCCGAGCGATTATCCGATAGTGAAGTGGGCGATGGGCGTTGCGACCGTCGTCATTCTGGTCTGGCTATTCGGAGCGGACAACGTCTGGACGTTCCTCACAGAAGACGTGTGGGGAACCGCAGTAGGCTACCTCGGCGGGGCGCAGGCCGGTGGGTAACGTTTCCCAGAATTTCAGCCGCAGCGAATTCCGATGCAACGGCATTGAGGAAATCAACTGCGGTTGTGGTCGCGACGCCGTGGATGTCGAGCTGGTGAACGCGCTGGAGACCATCCGGCGGGACATGGCTGGCGGGTCGCCGGTGCAGATCAACAGCGGCAACCGCTGCCACCTGTGGAACACCCACCACAAGGTTAATGGATCGCCCCACTCGCAGCATCTTCTCGGCAAGGCGGCGGACTTCTGGTTCCCGCGCGGCGACGTGGATCTGGAGGAAGTGTATGCACAGATGGACGACCGATGGCCCAAGAAGTATGGCATGGGCCTCTATCGCCGGTTTATCCATCTTGACGTGCGTCCGCTGAGGGCCAGATGGCTCGGCTGATCCTCGTCCTCCTGCTCTCCGGCTGCGTGTACATCAAGACAACTGACCGCACCGGAAACACCGAGGAACGGCTAGGCGTCGGCCCCATCGTCATCACCCCGTCAGCCGGTCCCGGCGATATCCAGACGGTTCAGGGCGTAGGCGCTGCGGTCGCTGCCGGTCAATATGGTGGACATGCAACCGTAGGGTGGTACTATACGCGCACGGTATTTGCAGATGACTGCGGGCTGGCGCTTGAGCTGGAGACTGACCGGCCCGACCTTATCCCCGAGGCGCTGTGGCGCCCATGCTCAGGAGAGTGAAATGGCCAAGATCCTGTACCTGTTCGTCGCGACCGTCCTGATGGCGGCCTGTTCGACCAATCCGACCATCGTGCAGTCGAGCGGCGGTGCGGGCCTCTATCTCGACGTGCAGCCGAACGCGAACAGCTACAAGCTGGGCGCCGGCACGGTGAAGTCCGACTTTCTGATGGCTCCAAACGAGACGAAGAACGGCCAGGTGCTGACCGCGACCAACCGCACCTATGGTGCTGACGGCGCTGTCACTGCGGAGAGTTTGGACACCCGTAGCGCCGTTGCGTTCTTCGAGGGGAACAGCACCGCGCTGATCGACTTCGGCATTGGCGACGCTGACACCGGCACCGGCATCGAGAGCGCCGCCGCCGTGGGCGCCGCTGCTGACCGGCTGGTGCTGATGGCGTCCTGCATCGAGGCCGCAGGGACCGGCGGCTCTGCTGAGTTCTGCCGCTAATGCCCGAACCTCTCCCGCCGCGCGACCCCCTGCCGCCGAGGCCACCCACCCCGCCGAGGCCACCATTGCCGCCCCGCCCGCCGACATGACGGACCGGACAGACGGCGAGCGCTGGGCCTTCCTCGCCATGGGCGGCACGTCTCCCGAGATCGAGCGGCTCAACCGCCGCCCCGACACGCCTGAGAACCGGGAAGCCCTGCGCGCCGCCATAGACCTCGCCATCGAGGCGGGCGTGGAGGTTGGCGAGGAATGACCTGCCCAACCGTCAAGGCTATGGCCATCAAGCATGTGCTGGAGCTATACGCTGGCGGTGTGGTGCGCCGCATGAACGAGGCGCACCTGTCGTCACTCGACCAACTCAATCCCCCGCGCCAAGCCGTCGTTGAACCGGATGAAGCCCCTTTTCCGCAGCGCGTGGACGAGGCGGTGGACGTTCCCCACTGAGGCCAACCCCATGTGATCGGCGATCTCCTGGTAAGACGGACTATAGCGGTTCTCGGCGATGTATGCCTCTATGAAGTCCAAGGCGGTGCGCTGGCGCTCAGTCATCGTGGCCTCCATTCGTAAAGTCTCGGTGGAATGCGCGCTTGCGCCAATGCTCGATGTCTCCGCCGGCGTCTTGCAGGGCATCTGCATCCGTCACGCCGCGCAAGTCCCGCGCCTCCACAAACGCGCCCTCGCCGGTGTCGTGGTTCAAAACGACAAAGCCGATGACCTCGACGCTGTCGGGCGCCATGTCGATTATCGGATGAACATCAGCGTCTCGGCATATCCAGATCTTGTCCTGCCATTCGTAGCGCATATGCTCGCCGTCGCCAGTCACCCTGATATTGGGGTCCATCTCACTCTCCTTCCATTAACAGTTGCAGTTTCTCAGGCACCACCTGCGCCCTGATCGCCAGCAGCCGGGCGCTTGCCCATTCCGCCGCGCTGATCAGATCGCGGGTGTTGTAGATCGCGAACAGCTCCTCCGCCTCGCGGATCGGGTTGGCGATTCCGATGGCCGTGAAGAACTCCAGCCCCATCGTCTCCTGCCGGTCATGGTACTCCCGCGCCATCGGCAGGCAGTGCCACGGCGGGGGCTTCATCGCCGCGCCGGTGTGGTTGCGTATGTGGGCCAGGTCAACCGCGGGCTGGCCTGAGACCACGCACGTAGCGGGGAGCGCGCCGAGCCATTCGCGGTAGCCGGCGAATAGGGCGTGTTCCTGGCGGCGGCGGGTGGCGTTGCGTTTCATGGCTTGCGCCGCGCTGCGAGCATCTCGTCTGCGCACTTGTAGGCATCCGCTGCATAGGTCGATGGTTTCCCATATATTTCGGGGTTGGCCGACATCCCCGACAGCGCCTGTCCCGCGAACCAGTCGCGGAGGGTCATGCCGGGATCGCCGCCGTGGTGCGGGTCTCCATGTGCAAATGCCGGGCCGCCGTTGTCTTTATCGCTCATCATGTGTTCCTCTCATCATGGATATCCTTCATGGTCGGTCGGATCTCGATCTGATTAGCGCACGGCATGTAGATGCGCGCCACCTCTTCCCACGCGAGCGAGGTAGACCCCTTGATTCTGACCTCAAGGCAAAACGGGTCGTCACGGTGTTCTCCCACGACGTACTCGACGCCCGCCGATGTCACGACAACCAACTTGCCAAACTCGATCTTAACTTCCATCGTTATGCACTCCTCTCGTCATAGATATCATCAGACCACTGCACCCCGTAGTCTCCACACCACGCATAAACAAACTCTATCAGGTCGCTCATCTGCCGCACTGTGAGCCTGGACGATCTGAACCCGGTCGGGAACGGGCGCCCGTCCAGCCCTTCGGCGAACTGCACCTCGTGGCCGCAAGCGTGCATGAATAGGGCCTTCCATTCATCGGCGGTGTGCTTGCGCCCGCCGGGCTTGGCGCGGCTTACATCGGAGAGCATGGCCCAAAGTTTGGCGTTCTGATTCAGCGTCCGCTTGGCCTCGCGGATGTTCACGACCGCATCCACGGGCGCGGCGTCCACCAGCGCATGTGCAAGTTTGCGCTGGCGCTCGCCTCTCAGGATGACGGTCTGGCCTTGGGGCATGTCAGACGCCCCTAAGCGCACAATGCGCGGCCATATAGTCGCGTCGTGTAATGTGGCCGGTGCTGATCGTCACGCCTCCGTTGTCGTCGAAGACTGCCGCAGAGAAGGGGCGCAGGGCTTCCCGCAGCCGCTCAATCTCGGCCTCCATCTCGCGTATGGTATCCGGCAGAATATAATATCTACCGTCGATTTTATATGTCTTCATCAGAAGGCCTCCTTCTCCGTCCACGTCCGCACCCCATCAATCTCGCTGTCGCGGTGGTGCTTGCGGACGTATTCCTCAATGAACGCCGTGATGGCGTCACGGTCATTCGCCGCGATCCAGTGCAGCGCCTTGCGGTGATCGGTGATCTCGTAGCGGTGAACCGTCCGCAGCCCCGTGACCTGATCCCGCCCGGCGGCGGTGGCCTGCTTGCGGGCGGCGTCTGCGGCCTCCTGTGCGGCGGCGGCTTCGCGCTGCGCCTCGATGTCACCGGCGGCGGCGGCGCGGGCCTTCTCCTCGGCCTCACGCGCGGCCTGCGCGGCGGCGGCGCGGGCCTTGCGTTCCGCCTCCGCCTTCTCCGCGGCCAGCTTGGCCTTGAAGTCCGAGACCACGGCAGCCAGCCCCTTGGCGATCCTGTCCAGATCGTCCAGCGTCGGCTTGTACCTGGCCTTGGCCGCCTTCCAGGCGTCGTGCAGCGGTTTGGCCTCGCTGGCCTCCGCCGCACCGACATCCTTCTTCGCGGCCTTCACGTCCTTCAGCAGTGCGTCAACGGCCTTCATCTGGTCTTCGTTCGTGACCGGCTCGCCGTCCAGCCAGTTCTCCGCCTCGCTGATGGCGTCGCCGTAGGGGGCGAGGGCTTCGTCAATGGGATCGGGCGGGTTGTTGTGTCCTGCGGTTGTCATGTCGTCCTCCTATTCCACGCGCCAGACGCGGGTTCCGGCGCCTTCTTTCCTGGTGATGAACTTGGCGGAGAGCTTTTTGGCCCAGTACCCGCACAAGTTCGACGTGTTGTTCTGCGCTCGCTCCACATAAAAGCTGTCGCCCACCTCCATTTCGGCAAACGGGAATTTGGCGACAGACCCTCCCCCAGCGGACTTCGGCATCGGGATATTCTTGTCGATCTTGATCATGCATTCCTCCTCAATACGGAATTTCGTCATCCTCGAGCGGGATCGTCAGCGCAGCCTTGCGCTCGTCCTTGGCCTTGGCCACGTCGGGGCGCGCCCGGATCATGGCCGGCAGTTCCTTCCAGAACGCGGCCAGTTCCTCCAGCGTCTCGCAGGTCTGCATCAGGTCGATCTTGGTCACGGCCTCGGCGTCCTGATGCGCCTGCCGTTCGGCGTCCTGCTGTTCCCGAGACGGGGCGCCCTTCGCCGCGGCGTTGCCGTCGTCATCCTCGGGGGCGACACCGGACACGCTCTCCAGCCCGATGCGCTTGGCGTAGGTGACGGCGGACTTGAAGCCCTGCATGTCGTTCTTGCTGACGATCAGCGGCACCGCGCATTCGATGCTGGTGTCGCTTGCCCCGTGGTGCAGAACCGTGACCATGTACTGCTGACCATCGCGCGCCTCGTAACGGGCGAAATAGGCAATCCCATTGCGATTGAGGGCGGGAACGGCGGCCTGGACCACGTCGGACAGATCGGCGTACTTGGATTTGAAGTGCGGGTTCGTGGCGCCCTTGACGACGGGCTCCATTTTCATCTGCGCGGCGGCCAGCGCGGCATAGATGTTCGGGTGGGCGGCGGTGTCAGTCATTGTCTCCCTCCATTTTCACGATGCATTCACTACACATTGCCACCAGAGCTGGGGCCATGTCAACGCCCTTGATATCCGTCACCGGCACCGCGACGATGTTCTTGTCGGTGAAGCCGTGGATATCCTCGCCGCAGCGGACGCAGATCGGGGCGGGCGGATTGGGGGCGATCATTCCTCATCCTCCATCTCGCCCGGCAGCGGATAGTCATCCCAGCATGGGCCGGTGTCGCTGGCGGGGAAGCATTCCTCACAGCAGAGCGTCGCCGGTCCCGTTGGCGTGTCGTGGATCAGGCGCAGTTCATCACACCAGCCAGTGGCGCCGCAGTATTCGCACTCGTCGCCGCGATCCGGGCCGCGCAAGCGCCATGTGTCATAGGGGGTCATGACGATCTCCACGGCGCTTCCTCGAACATCTCGTCAGTGGTCCGCGCCATCTCGCGCAGTGCCTGCCGGTTCAGGTTGGGGAAAAGCGTGGTATCTTTCCCGGCGGTCATGACGCGATAGACCGCATTGTTCAGGTCTCGCATCGCCTCTTTCAGCGCCTTTTCGTCGCGCTCTCTCATGGTGCTCATGACACACTCCCTTCGATGATAGACCCCGGCGAGGCGGTCATGGAGATAACCACCTCGCCGGGAGAGCTGCGCGGGGAGGGGCCGCGCTGCTCGTTCTCTGCTGGGGATGATAGCACATATCCCCAGAAGCACAGACCGTAAATCAGGGCGCAGAGGGCGCTGACGCCGATCACGTCGGCGACGGCATCGCGAACGCGGTAGGTCATATCATCCCCCTGATCTTGGCCAGCTTCTCGGCGTTGTCGCAAAGGGCGAGGCTCTCGTCGCCGAGGGGCGTGTCCCCGCGCCTCTCCAGCCAGTGCCTATTGGCCTCGGACAGCGTGAAATAGCGACACCCGGCCTTGATCCACAGAACGCCATCGCGCGTGTGGGCGTAGAATTCATAGCCGTCCGAACGCGCGCCTGCGTGGATCATGCTCGCCCCGTTCAGGTTCGCCTCGCTCAGGCCCGCCTCGCGCAGGTACGCCCCGCGCAGGGGG